TCTGCGCCGGAGCGGCGCTAAACGGGTCGGCCACCGGCACCAGCGTGAAGACGTACATGCCGTCGTGTTCGACGCCGTCCTGCAGCTTCACCCGCGCGTTCATCGACTGCATGAACGGGTACTCAATCAGCGAAAACTGGTAGCCATACGCGTCCCAGGTCTGCGCGTCCGACGGCCGCCACGGGTCGGCATCCTTGCGCGTCGCGAGCTGGTGCAGCGGCACGTTGCGATACACCGCCCCGCACTCGAGCAGCACATGACAGCCGAACGCCCGCCCTGGGTAGGACGTAATGCCAAACCACACACCGCGCAGCCAGTCGTGTTTGCCAATGGCGTCCGGCTCTAGCCAGACGTACTGGTGAGTCGGCAATGATCCTGCGTGTGTGTAAAGCAAGTCTCCTCCTACGCCAACAACAGCAACTCTTCTTCGTCACGCCGCAAACGGGCAATCCTTGCCCGTTCCTCGCGGACCATCGCCTCTAGCATCACCCTCGCACGACGCGTGCGAACGGAAACTTCCACCCTCTCAAGTTCATTGGCCACCATCCGCGCCACTTGCAAGGCGCTAAATTGCGGTGGCACAGGAATCGTTACAGACTGCTTGGCCGTGACAATCGCAACGCCTGGCGCGGATGCTTCCTGCGCCGCAAGAATCGTGGCTGTCGCCTCTTCTTTGACCGGCTCAATCAGGCGACGAATCTTCTCGCGCAGTTCCGCGCGAGCTGTCAGTTCGTCATTAAACTCGCGCTGCTTGGGCTTTTTGTAATCTTTGCCGTAGCCACCGCGCAGGGCTGGCATAGCACCAACATTACCCACGGCGGAAAACACATCGCTGCCCGTCTCTTGAGCCGCCATGCTGCCGGCGTCGATGACATCGCCCGCTGCAGCAAAGACGTCACTGCCGGTTTCTTGCGCGTAGAACGTGCCGGAGACTTCGACTTGTCCGACCGCGACAAAGGCATCGTCGCCCGTCTCAAGGGCGTACATGACGCCCGTTTCAACCGCCTCGCCAGTAGCGACGAATACGTCATTGCCGGTTTCGGTAGCGGCCATCGCGCCGGCCACCAGTACATCACCCGTTGCCGCTAAAACGTCATCGCCCGTCTCCGCTGCAGCCATCGCGCCGTTGACATCGGAGACAACACCGTCAGAGGCGAACGTGTCGCCGTTGACCCCAGATACGGGCCACGACACTTCGTTCCAATTAACCTCGTTCCAATTCCCGCCTGGGCCGGGTTCGCACGCCTGCATTAAGCCCGTAACGTCAGGCATGGCTTAAGCTCAAGCGTGCGTGATTGAGGCGGCGTTGAGTATGACCGTCTGGCCGGCAGTGATGCTGACCGAGTCCAGCACGATGTCTGCCGATGACGTTGACACCGTTAGGCCAGAAATGACCGTAGTTCCGTTGCTGTCTTTGATGACCGCCGCGGCTGCCGTGCCTGTGTTGTCGGCCGACGTATCAGACTTTGGAAAACCCGAAAAGGTCAGCACGCCGTTTGAGGCAGCTGCCGCACACGGGTCGTTGAGCGTAAACGTCGCCAACACTGTACCCATCCCGGTCGTGCCAATCTGCAGCGTGCCTGGGCCAGAGCCGGCGTCGATCTGCGCCGCAACGGCATCCATGCGGGCGTTCTTGGTAGCGGTGCTGTAAATGACAGACATGTGTTACCTCACATCACACGCGGCATGCCGGGCAAAGCGGGCGGCGTGTCTTCGACTTCTCGCACTTCCACGATATTGCCGGCATCGTCCCGAATCGGGACGCGCTTCTTCGGTTTAGCCAACTGCGACACCAGCGCCTGAATCTGCGCCGACGTCGCCTGCGCATTGGCGGCATTCGCGTCGGCCAGTTGACTGACGCCGTTTTGCAATTCGCGGTACTGGCCCGCGCCTTGTTGCATTTGCATCAAAGCCATCATCTGGTCAAAGCGTGACGCCATCTGGTCAATGCGGCCCTGCAGTTCAATCTTCTGCAGCTCGACCGAAGCCTTAAGCGCGGCGACCTTCTCGTCAGACGCAGACTCCATTGAGGCAATCCGCTCGTTCGACTTGATCTTCTCCGCCTCGATCAAAAGCTTCGGATCAGGCTGCGGCTGCGGCGGGTTCATCAGCTGCTGGTTCATGGCACCGACGGCCTGATCCAGCACGCCTTCAATTTCGCCTGAGACGCGGAACTTGCTAACCGCCCATTGCATGAGACGCAGCAGGTAAGGTGCCGCACCCGGCGTCGATTGCGCGACAGGCGCCACCTGCGAAATAAATGCGCCAAGACCCTGCATGAACTGGACTGCTGCGTCTCGCTCGGCGGCCCAGTCCATCGCCGCCATTGAGTCAGCCTCCACAGAGATGCGGTATTCGGCTAACTGTTCGTCCTTGATCAGCGCAATTGCACCCTGCGCGAACTGCGCATCGGGCGTACGCATGATGTTGGAACGCTGCGCAATCGTGTCCGGCTGCCAGTGCTTGGAGATAATTTCCGCCTTGATACGCAGCGCATTCGTAATCCACTCGGCAATGTAGAATTGCGAAAGCTGGATACGCGTTGAGCCAAACTGCGCCTTGATCTGCTGGGCAGTCGCCGTCTCACTCGCCTTCGATGCACCGCGCATCACATCCGAAATGCCCAGCACTTCGTAAATCTGCATCGTCTTGTCGGCACGGTACTGGCGCAGTCGGTCAATGGCATTCACCACCGCCTCAATCGGCACCCACTCCACCTTGCCCCGAATGCCGCCGGCTTCGGCAAACATCGCCCAGTTGTCGACCGGGATAAGCTGATTCTCAGCCGCCTGGTTGAACATGCGCTGAATGCCATCGGCCGACTTGTCGTACACGCCGACGACCTTCGCCGCGCGCGTTAGCCAAGTGATGCGGGTGTTAATTTCGTCCAGTTCGTTGAACTGATCCTGCGCAAAGATGTAGTCCGCGCGCGGGATGTAGTTGCTGGAAGTGACGTTCGCCGCGAGTGGCTTCGGGCAGGGGAAGAAATGATCCAACCCCAGCGGGTCGTCCTTCACATCAAGGATAATTTCGCAGCCCTTGGCCAGCCAATAGACCTTCTTGTTGTCCTTGCACCAAATTTCAAACACTTCAGCCTTCGACCAAGGGTCGAACTTCGGCGTTTGGTCATTGGCAGAGGAACGCGTGGCCGTCTGCAGCGGGACAATCTTGGCGATTTTCTCGCCGAAGCGTGCGTTCAACTGATCCTTGGTCATGTAGACCCGACGCGCCACCCACCGCACTTCGTCCCACGTTCGCGCAGGCGAGTAGAAAAAATCCTTCCAGTAGATGTAGTCGACCGGCGCGTCTTCGTTGACGATTCGCTCGTACGTCGTCTCCGGCGCAATTTCCTCGCCCGTCAGCGGGTCAACCTGCGCCGGTATTACCTCCAGCGCCGTCTCCACCTCGTAGCGCAGCCAAATCTGGCCCAGGCCGACAACGAGCCAATCCTCAATGCCCTGCCGCACGGCCGCATCCCACGCCGAGACGTTGTCATCGAAGGACTTGTTCAGCAGACGCTGTACGACCTGCCCGGCAACTCGCGCCTCATCATCATCCGCATCAAGGAAGGCACGCGAGACAGAAGCCTTGGGCGGGCGGGCATAGAGGAGCGACAACAGCACCTTCATGCTCGACCAGAACAGATTGACTCGCGACTCTTCTTTCGCCCACTCGTCCCGCTTGTCCAAAAACCGCCGCGTAATCTTGTCGGCGTCTTCGTGGAACTTGCTCAGTTCCTTCTTCGCCGCCTCAATTTCCGTCGACCAGCGCTGGGCCATGCCCTGCGGCGTGTCGGCAAAGTCCTGCGACGACTCAATGCGTTCGGAGTTTTCCATTAGCCCAACCTGCCCGTTTTAGTGGGTTGACAGTCCCATACGTCATCGAGCGAGAAGGCATAACTGTGGCCATCCGCCCGACGCGTTGCGATAGTAGCATCAGGTCTTGACAAATTGGAAGAAACTGGTCTAGCCGCCAGGGCCAAATAGCGGAAAGCGTCCGAGGCGTGGCTGTGCTGGTCGTGCTTGGGGCGGCTGCGATAGGTCTGCGTCTTCTCGTCCCACTCGCGCATGTAACCGCGCAAGTGTTCCAACCCCTCGTACACCGCCTTCTCGTCGAAATAGCACTTGGGCAGCGTCAACCTCGCCGCCTCAATGCCATCCTGCAGCGACAGTTCCGGCACCAGGCGCGGGACTATCCCCGCCGAGAGGAACTGCTCAATGATCGACTTGCCCGTTTGGAGGCTTTTCGCTTTGGCGTCGTGCGGGAGGAAGACTTGCCCGACTTTGTACGGGCGACTCTTGACCCACTCGATGTAGTGGCTGATGGGCTGGCCGTCTGCCTCGTAAAAATCACAGACTCTGTGTCCATCGGGGCTGGTCTGCCAACCCCACCAAGAGCAACTGTCCGTAAAACCCAAATCCGCGACCAAATCGACCGGACTTTCTGCATCAACGGGATAATCACCCACCCTACCCTGCTCATACGCCTCTCCTATCAGCTTCGCGTAGTACGCCCCCGGTATGGCGGCGTCGAAAGAAATTTCGTATTCCGTCGCATACGACTCTTCGGTCATCTGCGCCTTCGCATCCCGCAGTTCGTCGGGGTGCAAAATGTTGGTCTTGCTGGCCGGCAATTCGAGCAAGAGGTGCGTGTCAGGGTTTAGCCGCGCCTCTTCGCGCATCTGCCAGAAAAAGTTCTTGCCAGCAGGTGTACCGGCGAAAATCGCCCATCCGCGACGATCCGAAAGACTCGGTCTTAGGACGGAATACCAGGCAGAGGGGCGAATCTGCCCCACCTCGTCCAGCACCACCCCGTCGAAATACAAGCCTCGATACGCGTCGGGGTTGTCAGCGCCGCCCACAAAGATGGTGCTTGTGTCGCCGTGGCCGTTGTTAATGACAATCTTTAATTCCGACTCGTTCGGCGGCTTGGCCCAGAACTGTTTTGTCAGTTCCTTCAGGTAATTCCACGCGACTTTCTTCGCCTGTTCGCGAAAGGGTGCGAGGTACGCAAACTGCGGCTTCGGCAACGGCGTTTCCAACGCCGCCACCACAATGTCGGCACACATCGCCACCGTCTTGCCGGCACGCCGGTGTGCAATCACCACCGCCCAGCGTTTCTTGCGCTGGTGCAGCGGGATAAATACATCGCGAGGGACGTAGCTGGTTAAATCCACGTTGCTTTTTAATCAACAGGCAAAAGTGGGGGTGCGAGAGAAAGGGGGGGAGGCTCCATTACTCACCCACCCCCCTCCTGCCGTTCAATGGGGGGGTGGGGGTGCGGAGCGGGCATTTCTGCGTCCGCCTGGTGGTCGATGACGGTCTGCGCGTTGTCACGCTGACCCGTAGTCCGCGTGTCGTCCTGCTGAATCAATAGGTTAGGTGCGGACTGTGCCGTAGGTGTGACGTTAATCAGCCCACGCCCTGCCAGCCAGCCTAGGTTGATCGTCACCCCTGCGCCGCCGCCTTGGGCTTGGACTTGCAAGGGCAGAGCCTTGGCAACCATCGCCGCGAATATCTGACGATCAGCCACGCCGCCTTGTGCGCGTTCTATAAGCCAGCCAGTCAGCCCCTGCGGGTGGCACGCGCCGGGCCTGGTTGCCGCCTCGATTGCGTCTTTAATCGTCTTAGTGACGGCGTTCTGCGTGCCTTTGGGCCTTCCTGGGCCTGGCCCTTTGAATACGTAGCGGCCTTTCCCGGCAGGTTTCTGCGGGGTTTTCTTAACCGTTTCAGATGTAACCGTCATGCCGCCGGACTATAGCCGCACCGTGGACAATTTCGCAACATACCGAGATAGTATTGACAATGCGCTAGCGGGTTGTGTTACTGTTGACCCGTCGAGAATTTCACTACGCTACAAACGAGGCAAACAAACATGATTAAGCAGTACGAAGCAGTTCCGCACCGCGTCTGGAAGCACACCAGCGGCCGCACCGCGTCGATCTACGGCAGCGTCCCGTACTACAGCGACGCGCAAGCAGCCGAATGGGAAGTTGTGACGATGGGCTGGACGATTCGCAACCATCGCACCGGAACAACTGGCATTTGCCGTCCGCCCTTCGCTACTCAAGCAGAGGCGCAAGCATGGTGCGACGAACACAACCCCAAATTCCGCCCCGCTGGTACCGGCGCATCCGTGCTGGTGTTTTAACTTACAACGCTGCAAATGAGGCAAACCATGAACACGACAGCACTTGACTTAACCACCGACACCATCGACGTCCGCGACATCATCGCCCGCGTTGAAGATATTGAAACTGCGATTGAGGAACCGAACGCGACACGCGACGACATCGCCGAATACGCAACGCTCCGCACCATCCTTAACGAATTGAAAGGCTACGGCGGTGACGAGCAGTGGCGCGGCGATTGGTACCCCATCACATTAATCCGCGACAGCTATTTCGTTCGTTACGCCAGCCAACTATGCATGGACATTGGCGACATTCCCGAAAACCTGCTGTCGTACATTGAAATTGACTGGGACGCGACAGCCCGCAACATCCGCGTCGATTACACGCCCGTCGAAATTGACGGCTCAACCTACTGGTACCGCTGACATGACCCGCCCCCGCATTTTGGCCCTTTTGTTACTGGCCACGTACCTGTTCGCCGCATGGGTCGAACCATGCGACGGCAAAAGCTGCGGCCCCGCTGGCTCTGAACTGACCTACAACCCTTACACGGAGTAACACCATGCACACTCAACACACTCCCGGCCCATGGACCATGCGCGGGCCTTGTGAATTGACCGGCCGATATTCCGTCGTGCATAACGGCCCGCTGGTCTACGTTAGCGACGCTGGCCAGCCCGGCGACGGCGAAGCAAACGCCCGCCTCATCAGTGCTTCACCAGACCTGCTCGCCGCACTGCAATGGATTACCCGCTGCGCGTCTATTGACGGCCCGGCTGGTACTACTGCCTATCTCATTTCCGACGAACGCATGGCCGCAGCCCGCGCCGCCATCGCCAAGGCAACGGGGGTGCAGCCGTGAAAACTTACGACGTAACCATCCGCGCTATCGTCACCAAGACGATCCGTGTCGAAGCGCAAGACGAGCAAGAAGCCATAATGGAAGCGCACGGCGAATTTGACACGACCTGCACCGACGACAGCGAAAGGTACGAGGAAGACACTATCGACGTTAGGGTGGTGCAGTTATGAAACAACCCCGCACCCCCCGCGAGGCGTTGACGCTTGCGCTGTTCCTCGCCATTACCGCCCCGACCGGCGCGCAAGCCGATCAAGCTGCCGCTATGGCCGAAGAGTTAGCCGCTGGGCTAACCCCCGCCGATGTAGCCGCCGCCAAGCGCAACGCCTTGCGCCGCGTGAGGCGACATGAAGCCGCCCACGCCTAACCAGGCCCACCCCCTTGCCTCCCTCGCCCGGCTTAGTGCCGGGCATTTTTTTACCTGCTCGACCGGGACAAAATCCGGGACAAGGGGCGGGACAAACAGGGGGTACTACGTACCCCCCCTGTTTTTTGTCCCGCTTGTCCCAGTTGGGAATTTTGCCTTGTCCCGCCTTGTCCCAGTTTGTCCCGCCTGACCGCTAAAAGCCTATAAAACAAGGCCTTTTTACCCCAAGCCACGGCGGACAGATTTTGTCCCGCTTTTGTCCCGTTGTCCCGGCCTTCCGAAAAACCCTTGTCCCACCCCCCCCTTCTGGGACAAACATTTTGTCCCGCTTTGACGCGACAGTTTAAGTCGTGTTATGACTGTCTTGTCACATGGAGTTTTTCACTATGTATACCGAAGACGAGTACCAAACGTACCTGAAGGTTCAGGCATTAAAGCGCGGCCAGTTGCGTTATGGCTGGGTGACGGTTTCCGCCTGCGTCCATCCTGACGATGCGCCGCGCCTGCGCGGGCTGGCCGATGAAATAATCCGCGCCAGGTCGGTTGACCTGCTAGAGCGGATGGCAAAGCGCGAGGAAGCGCCGCCGCGCAAGTTTAGGCTGAACGGCCACGAGCAGGCGGTGATGGCCCTGCTGCGCCAATCCCCCGTCGTCAAAAAGGTTGAAATTCGACGCTTGATCGAGTCTCGCGTCGCCAATCCGTCGAGCCACGGGAAGGTCGTGGCGCGAACGATGGACAAGCTGGCGCGGATGGGTTTGGGCAGGCATATCGACCGTGCGACGTTTGGTTTGACCGCCTGACCGCCAGCCCCGTTGACCGCCTGATGGTCATACTGTTCGCTACATAAAATTCGCCGCCGGCTAGTGCTTGCACCGCAAGCGAGTTGTGTTACGTTCCGCACTGTTGTTGTCTCTCTACGTTTTTAACTAAAAACTCTACACGGAGAAAACACCATGCAAGCGAATGAACTAATCCCCACCCCGCGCGGCAAGCGTGAAAAGGTCTTTTTGTCCCGCTGGAAGTGCCGCGAATGCGGCAGTTTGAACGTCGAAATAGCCCTGCCCTGCTGGTTCCGCGAAGACCGCGACATGAACCTGCACCAGATTGACGGGCCGGAAGACGAAGCCGAGCCGATGGCGTGGAGTTGCAACGAGTGTTTCGCTTATAGCGACGGCTGCCCCGACCCGGCGGTGCTGTGATGAAGCGCACCGCCAAAGCCCGCACCAAAGCCCCGCAGAAGCCGCGTAAGGCCAAGCAACC